TTAGTCAATATGAACGAAATTCTCCTGGCGGCGGGACTTCTTATCCTGGTACATCGCCTCATCGGCAGCGCGTAAGGCCGCTTCAACATCGATACTCTGCGGATCGCAGGTGACCACCCCGAAGCTGGCGCCCTCATAGTCGATACGCTGTTCGCCGAGGAAGTAGACGCCGCACAGAGCCTGACGCAGGGACGTGACATACGCCTGCTGTGCGGCAGGCTGCTGGGCGCTACCGACGATCAAAAACTCATCGCCGCCAAGGCGGCCAACGATATCTTCCCGGCGCGCGACAGCGGTGAGTCGTTTGCCGACCTGCACCAGAAAGCTGTCGCCGCACGGATGGCCGAACCGATCGTTAATGGCTTTGAAACCATCGAGATCGATAAAAATAAGCGAGACCTGCTGCTGCTGGGCGCGGGCGGAGGCAAAGCGTAACGCCAGCTGCTTAAACAGCGCGCGGCGATTGGGAAGCTGGGTGAGCTCATCGGTAGACGAGTGCAGCTCCAGCGCGACGTTTGCCGCCTGCAGCTGTTGCACCAGGGTGTCTTTTTCCACGTAGTGGGAAATGAGCTTCGCGAACAGGCCCATGACCTGTTCGCCTTCGAGGTTATAAGGCTGTTGTTGCCGGCTGGTGGCGCAGAGGGTGCCGAACAGAGAGCCGTCGGCCAGGCGGACGGGAATGCTTAAAAAAGTAGCGATTCCCAGCTCCTGGGCGGCGATGCAGGAGTGCCAGCGGTTGGCAACGTCATTGCTAAACGTACACTGATCCTCAAGGGCGCGTTTGCACAGGGATTCATCCCAGGGGACGGAAAATCCTTCCGGGATCTGCATTTCGCTGCTGTTGTGGGCGAACATGATCTGCTGCCGCTGGGCGTTGGTATCAATGCGGGTGAGGTAGGTGGACTCCATTCGCGTCACCGCCTCCAGCATCTCCAGCAGCTGGCGCACCAGGGTTTCCAGGGACTGTTCCGCAGCGAGGGTTTGCGACACCCGGGCAAGAATAAAATCTGACATGAATAATACAGCTCCAGCACGCCAAACGTCACCCCAGCATATTGGGCTGCAAACGGACATCAGCGTCAAATAAACAGTGATATTTTTAAATTTATCACATCTGTCTGGGGAATACTTGTCCACGCGGTGGGAAAAAAAGCCCCGTCGGGTGCGTTAGCCACCCCAGATACTACGGCTTTCAACGGTGCAATGCGGGGTTGCGCGGCACGCAAGACCGTTGAAAGCCATAACACATTACCCATCTGTGGACATTATGTGGACATTTCGCATATCAGCACCACCTCTCAGCGGGTTAAGTGAGATTGCGTCCTGGAGGTATTCGGGCGCAAAGTGAGCGTAGGCCATAGTTTGCTCAATTCGCGCATGTCCTAGGATCCTCTGTAATGTAATGATGCTTCCTCCATTAATCATAAAGTGCGTCGCGAAACTGTGGCGTAGTGCATGCGTCGCCTGGCCGGTCGGAAGATCAGGTTTTACTTCCCTGAGTATCTGCCTGAAGTCAGAATAAGACGCCTTACCAAATAACAACCCTCGCTTACCATCCGCTATGAGTTTTGCCACTTCCGCTGAAACTGGAACAGTCCGCTGCTTGTTACTCTTGGTTTTAACGAACGTCACTCGGTTCTGTATGATGTTTTCTGCCTTGAGTCGAGCCGCTTCACCCCAACGAGCTCCTGTACTTAAACAGAGAACGGCTATTTTCTTGTTGTCGCCATCCAGTCTAAAGAGCAAGTGCTTGATTTCGTCCTCTGTCAGATAGCCAGTTTCGGGGACTTCTTCTTTCAACTTCTTCCTGCCCCTGATCGGATGTTCACCCGAAAACAACTCGGCCTCGATAAGCGCGGTGAACATGCCACTGATGCTGTTGAGGTCACGGTTGATGGTAGAAGCTTTAATGCCCTGGCTTCTTCTTGCCGCGTAATACTGACTAATCAGCGCTTTCGTAATCTGAAAAGCACAAGGATCGTCGGTAATCCTGCAAAACACGTCTAACTTGTTGCGGTTTATCCTACCGTGCTCCTCATGCTTGCCTTTCAAATTCCACCAAAGCTGTATCAGTTCAGACAGATGCCGCTTATCCGTCGGTTTTGATAACCATTCTTTGGTGTGGTGGTTGAACTGCGTATGCTTCTCGAACGCTACAGCTTCACTTTTCTTATCAAACTTCCTGCGGATACGCTTTCCATTGCGACCAGCAGGCCTGATGTCCACTTCATATCGACCATCATCGAGTTTCTTAATAGTCATAAGAAAACCCTCCGATGGGTGCGTTTGCCTTTCGGCCTCAACGCGTTGCAATTATGTGATGAATACTTTTCGACCAATAATAGACATTTGAAATGTATGTAGGACTGGTTAATTGTTAACCAGTCTTTTGGTCTGAGTGCTGCGAGGTTGTTAAGTTTTGCCCAAAGTGTGCGAGGGCCGGTGCGATTTGACCGGCTTCAGGCGAAACCTGATCGGTCATAAACCACAGTGTGTATTTCATGAATTTGGGGTGTTGTAGCAGTCTCATTATCGCTTCAACGCCTGGTTTCTTATCACCCGCTTCATAGCCACAAAATGAACCATAAGCAATGCCAGTTAATTGACTGATTTCTTTCCTGTTTAGCCTTTCGGATTCCCTAATGAGCTTGATTTTTTCATGAACTGGGGTTGACATGAGTCCTCCATAAGATGATTATTCCCTTATAAGGAAATAATTTCCGAATAAGGAATTTGCAAAGATAGGCAATTAAATACAATTAAGAGCAATTAATTACCCAAAAGGAGAATGTAACAGATGAGCAAACAGCTTGTAAGTAGCACGGATGCTGTGCCTTATCAGGAGTTCGCCAGACTTATCGGGAAAACCCCTGCTGCGGTGAAGGGCATGATTGAAAAAGGGAAACTTCCTGTAATCGAGATGACCGATCCCCAGTCTACTTCTGGCCGTGCGGGCGAGTACTGGGTTTACCTTCCAGCCTGGAACAACGGCATGAAACTGGCCTACGAAAGTCGTCCAAAGGAGATCAGGGAAGGGTGGTTGATGTGGCTTGGTCTCGGTGAGCCAGGTCGATAGCCGGTTTCAGGAGAGGAAATATGAAGAACGGTAGCCGCGGATCAGTATCACAGCTCAATAGCAAAACCAGCCTCTACTGTGGTTTTACTATTCTGAAACTCCCACGCAAAAAACCGTACAGCCGCCAGCGCTATCAAATTACGCACACAGGCCATTATTACGGCATCGACTTTGCTTTATCAGAAGCATGTCGAACGATTGACAGAATCATGAGTAAAAAGCACTTCATTGCTTTTTAATCTCTGGGGGCGAAAATGAAACTCGAATATGCAGAAAAAATTAACTCGCTTTTACAATGCTTCCATTTCAATAAAGAGTTTCTGGAATGGAATCATGATTACTCTCTCCAGCTTTTACGCCACGGCGTATCCCACCTCTATCATTTCGCGATGCTTCAAGGCGAGAATGATGAATGCACTCTTGAAGAACTCCGCAACATCATTATTTCCGTGACCGATGGTGATATCCCTAAACCATACGACCTGCTATCTCTGGACGCTGAGCAACTGAAGAAGGCTATGAAGTTTGTTCAGCCGCAGGCGGTAACCGTAGAAGTTACCCCGGAGATCTTCGAACACCTGAAACTGGGAGCTAAAGCCTCCTGGCGGCTGGAGCCCCCTCGCTTTAACTGATCATCGGAGTACGCCATGTTCACCGAAGAAAAAACATCTTGGGAACAGGAAATGCTGATTCGAGAAGCAGTGGAAAGTGCCGAGCAGGGGTTCACTGTACATCTAAAAAATGGGGCTCGTATCACCATTAGCTCAAAAAGCCCGTCTAAAGATTTAATAATTTACGGGCTCGAAAAAGCCATTCGCGGTAATCACGATCGCGCGCGAATGACCTTTATTGATTTCATGTATTACTGGCATGAAAGGATATTTAAGCAGATTAAAAGAAAATCGCGTCCAAACAATTAATTAACCCGCTGTAAAAATAACGGCATTCACTTTGCCGGGGATTCGTTTTGCCTTTTTCAGGAGGTTGCATGTCGGTTACGTCAATAAAGCCGGAAGGCGGAATAAGCGATCCAGAGTTTATGGGAATCAGCACCAATGCGCGCAAAGGCGAGCGCGCACACTTACTCGGATTGCTGCGCATTCGTATGGGCCTGCTGAAAGAGCAAGGCCTTACCCCCGAAGAGATTTATTCAGCACTTGAGCAGTGGATAGCCAACCACGAAACAATCACCAGTGAGGGCAGTAGACCATGAATCACGTAATGATCGATTTGATTAACGTTAGTAAGAAACCGTCATCACCTCTGTGTGCCATTGAAGCTGTGTTTTTTGAACCCTCAACAGGGCAGATCGGAAAGGTTTTTTATTCTTCGATAGACATTCGTAAATCTGAAAGCTTGAAGGGCCGTATCAGCATTAGTACGGCATTCGACTGGATGAAAAAAGACTCTCACTGGCGCGCCGAAGTGATGAGCGCAACCGAAGCTGAAGAAGATGCACTTTGCAGCCTTGCTGCTTTCATCGCCGACAACACCTGTCCCCGGAACTCGGCGTTATTCGTATGGTTCAAAGATGCCCCGGAAAAACTGGTTTCACTTCGCTATGCAGTGGATCGCTCAGAGGTGTCAGGCATTTTTCCTGAAGGCACAAAATACCGCTGCATTCGTTCACTTCTCGACCTTGCTGCGGCCACAGACTATGCGCCTCATGCGAGAAGCGCTCTGGCACGTTACACGCTCACTGACGCGCGATATCAAGCGGAACAAGTCTGCGAAATCTGGCAGCGATTGACCTCTCCACACATTGGATCGCTGTGAGGGCCGCCATGCATTCGCATTTATCTGTTGTTTGTAAAGCGCCGTTACCGGTCTGTAAGAGGGCGCTTGCCGCCCTGAATTGCTTTGCTCGTGGACAGCGTAATTACACCCGCGTCAAGCCACACGCCTATCTCGTTATCCGCATTGGCCTCCGTTGGCGTTTGCTAAGCAAAAACGGTGGCAAGCAGTGGCGACTGATGACCCATGAAACTTATAACCAGGAATGTCGAAAATGACTGAGGCTCTCCTGAAGCTAATTCTTGGAGGCGAAGAATGTCTCTAATCCAATACCCAAAAATCTTGTTTCAAAAGGACACATACAGCGTTTTATCTGTTTCTGGGGGAAAAGATAGCCTTGCAACGTGGTTACTTGCCGTTGAAGCAGGAATTAACCATAGCGTTGTATTTGCTGATACTGGACACGAACATCCTCAGACCATGGAGTATCTCGATTATCTCGAAATGAAACTAGGGCCGGTTGTTCGCGTTAAAGCCGATTTCTCTGATCGTATCATGAAAAAAAGGGAGTTTATTAGAACAGCTTGGCCGATTTCACTGGTAAATGAGTGCGGACTTACAGAGGAGCAAGCGGATTATACAGTAGAGCGAGCGCTTAAAATTTTGTGGCCCACTGGTATTCCTTTTCTGGATCTCTGTATGTGGAAAGGGCGTTTCCCTTCGACTCGGGTGCGTTTTTGTACTTTTGAGTTGAAGCATGCCCCTATCAAGAACCAGGTTATTGATCCGCTACTTGATAAGTATGACAACGTAATTAGTTGGCAAGGGGTACGAGCACAAGAGTCTCCAGCAAGGGCTGATTTACCTGAGTGGGAAGAAGATGCAGATGATAGACCCGGCTTATGTATTTATCGTCCGATCCATAAGTGGCTGCATGATGATGTTTTTGCTATTGCACGCCGCCATGGCATCAAGCCGAACCCCTTATATTTACAAGGATGCGGGAGAGTTGGATGCATGCCATGCATCCATGTCACTAAGGGGGAGTTAGCAGAAATTTTCGCTCGCTGGCCCGGAGAAATCTCGCGAGTAGCTGAATGGGAAAAACTTGTCGCGGCTGTAAGCCGTCGCGGTAACTCAACATTTTTTCCGTCTACAAACGATCCCCACAAATCGGAACGTCGAATTGAATTTATCACTCTAGAGAAGTACGGGATTGAGTCATATCGCGACTGGGCCATGACGACAAGAGGGGGGCGTCAATTCGATTTATTGGCTGGCATGAATAATGGCGTCAGCTGTTCAAGCATCTATGCGGGCGTATGTGAATGACAAGCCCGAGTTTTGCCTGGGACTGGAATGTCCCGTTAAAGGCCATAAACCCATATGCTCTGGCTAAGCCAGCGAGAAGGCCCTCTGCGCTGGCCGTTTGGATTGCTCTTTATGAGCAGGATAAAAGCGATCAACGCGAGCAGGCTGAAGCAATGAGTCGTGCAGCAGAAGAGTACCTCTTTTCTGTTGCACATTGCGATCCCTGGCGCTATGACGAACTGAATGATGCGCTGATTGAGAAAGCTAAGCGACATGCGGAACTCCATCGTGTTGATCCTCTTACCCTGATTCGTGATGACGTCGCCAGCCTACCAGGTTTCCTGCGAAAGCCGCTGGAATCAAGGATTAAGTATTTGGAAAAATCAGAAGATCCGCGCCATTTACCTACCTATCTGAATGAGGTCATTACTCCCTCATTAGTGAGAATTGACAAGGTCCGTGCTAACCAGGCGTCGCTGTCCTTCCAGGCCATGGCTGGCAGGGATAGCCTTGATCAACTCCTTCGACTTGCTGAACTGAATCAGCGGGAGATTAAGCGGCTTTCAACGCTGGTCGCAGCGCACATTGATATGATTTTTATCCAGCTTTGCGACGAGATGCTGACCGATGAATTAGCTTCTCCTATCGTAATACTGGAGCTATATCGTCGTGTGGCGGCCGAAGTGTCACGCCTCGATGTTATCCCGCCGGGTTATGAAGCGCTCCGCAGCAAACATAATCGCCGCAACCCGATTAACTACGAGTTGATACCGGGCGCGCTTGCTCGTATGCGTTGTGCTGACTGGTGGCAACGTAAGCTGTGGCAACTCCGCAACGAATGGCGGGAAGAGTTGCTTCGGGCAGCGTGCCTTGTTCATCGGCACGCATCACCTTATGTCAGCCATGACATTCTGTTGCAGAAGCGGGAACAACGCCGTAAGGCGATGGATTTTTTCCGCAACCATGATCTGATTAACGAAGATGGCGACACGCTCAGCATGGAGGATGTGGTGCTTGCAAGTGCCAGCAATCCAGCGCACCGTCGTAATGAGATGATGGCCTGTGTCAAAGGCCTGGAATTGATAGCTGAAATGCGTGGCGACTGCGCCATGTTCTATACCATCACCTGTCCTTCTAAGTACCACGCCACACTGATGAACGGGAAGCCTAACCCTACATGGGATCACTCGACAGTTAGGAAAAGCAGCGACTATCTGGTTGATACGTTTGCGGCATTCCGTAAGGCAATGCACAAAAAAGAGCTGCGCTGGTACGGCGTCCGCGTAGCCGAACCACATCACGATGGAACTGTGCACTGGCATTTATTGTGTTTTATGCGCAAAAAAAATCGACGTGCAATCACAGAGCTGCTGCGTCGTTTCGCTATCCGAGAAGATCGCGCCGAACTTGGCAATAACACTGGCGCTCGTTTCAAGTCAAAGCTGATAGACCCGCGAAAGGGGACTCCGGCCAGTTATATTGCAAAGTACGTCAGTAAAAACATCGATGGGCGTGGGCTGGGTGACACCGTCAGCAAGGAGACGGGTAAATCACTACGTGATAGTGCCGAGTACGTCACTGCATGGGCATCGTTGCACCGTGTTCAACAATTTCGTTTTTTTGGGATTCCAGGCCGCCAGGCGTACCGCGAGTTACGATTGTTCGCATCGCAGGCAACTCGTGCAATGAAAACCAGCAAACCGGGCGCTCCGGTACTTATGGATCCAAAACTGGACGCTGTGCTCGCTGCTGCTGATGTTGGCTGTTTTGCCACTTACATCATGAAGCAGGGCGGTGTACTTGTTCCCCGCAAAAATTACCTCATTCATACCGCCTACGAGCCGACAGTCGAACCAGGAACCTATGGCGATCACGGGATTCGTATTTATGGCATTTGGTCGCCAATCACCGGTAAGGAAAACAAAATATGCACGCATGTCCATACCTGGAAGAGGGTGAAGAAGGCTCCCGCTAACCCAGGCGCTGAAAGCGCCGCCCAGGGCGACCCCGTCGCCCCTTGGACTCGTGGCAATAACTATCCCCAACCCCCAAAAAGGGGAGGCAAAAGATTATTGAATAATCCTCAACTATTGGAGTCGCAGGAGCTAGAAGAAGAATCGGGACCGCTGGATATAAATAAATTACCGGTTAAAGAAAGAAAAGCCGTTACTAGGCGTCTTCATGAAGCATGTAGAGCCAAGGGAATGCCATTGAGTCACCCAAAACGGTTTGATAAATGACCTATGACGTGTTGATTAAGCGACTTTTACCTCCTTGGGGGATTAAGTTCAGATGAAATTGACGCTGAACATTTTTTGAACGCCAGAAATCACTGTCTCAATCTCTACTGAGCTGTTATGACGGAAATTACAAACTACTATCCATAACAGGTGAAAAAACATAGCATTTCCATGCAACGTATTGAAATTATTTGGTTTTTTTAAGAAGAAAAAGCTAATTAAAATTCTGGATTTTTGACCCTATTCATTGAAATTAATTTTTTCTCGAAAATGAGTAATTATACGATTTACATAATGCCATCAGTTTGATAACTTAATCTTGCACATAGGGGCAGATTTGTAGGTTGTGGTATCGCAGCCTGTGATCTAAATGTGAGAGGGACTCGCCTTCTGACATCCTTGTTTCATCGTTTCGTATAACTCTATGCTTTGCGTAAGAGTGCCCCTATGTGTAATTCTATCACAGCAGGGAATGAAAATATGGTTGCTCCAACTACTATTGAGCGGTTAAGGCTTATCACCACCCGGCAAGAATTAGCTGCTTTATTAAATTTAAAACCTCATTTCTTAACCAACATCCTTTATAGAAATGGAGTCAACACACAATACAGCCAGTTTCGAATACCAAAAAAAGATGGAAGCTTTAGGCTAATATCATCTCCTTCATCTAAACTCAAAGATATTCAAAAGCGTTTAGCAGAACTTCTTTACGAATGTCAGGCGAATATACATTTTGAAAGGAAAATAAACCCTGTATTATCACATGGTTTTGAAAAAAATAAAACCATTGTTACAAATGCAACCAGACATCGAAATAAAAGGATATTGTTGAATATTGATTTGGAAAATTTTTTCGAGTCAATAAACTTTGGCCGAGTTCGTGGTTTTTTTATTGCGAACAATGATTTTAAATTATCACCATTAATTGCCACAACTTTAGCGCAAATTGCATGTTTTAATAACAGCCTTCCACAAGGAAGTCCTTGTTCTCCAATAATCAGCAATTTGATATGCACTATTCTTGATATAAGATTAAGCAAGTTAGCTCAGAAAAATGGATGTCAATATTCTCGATATGCTGATGATATTACCTTTTCCACAAACAAAAAAGAGTTTCCCCAAGAACTGGTAATTGATAATGATGTTGTGAATGTCGGGGCTGTGTTACTTAAAGAAATCGAACGTGCAGGTTTTAGAATAAATCATAGAAAAACAAGATTGCTTTATTCAACTTCCCGGCAAGAAGTTACTGGGCTAACTGTTAATAAAAAAGTTAATGTCGACAATAGATATTACAAAAAAGTAAGAGCTATGGCTCATACTTTATACAAGGATCAATCATTTTCTATTATAAAGGAAAATGCAAAACCGCAAAAAGGGACGTTAAACCAATTAGAAGGCATGATGTCCTTCATCGATAGCATAGATAAGTATAACAATAAATTAAAACTAGCTAACAAACAACCTCAAAAGTATCAATCTTTTAATTATGGTTTGAACTATGAAGGAAAACTTAATCGTAGAGAAAAAACACTGAGTAAGTTTTTATATTATAAATATTTTCATGGATTACACTTACCGACCATACTTGTCGAAGGTAAAACAGATAGAGTCTATCTCAAATGTGCTTTAAGATCACTTTTTTTAACTTATCCTACATTAGTGAAAAAAAACAATGCTACAGGCAATATAAATTATTCGCTTAATTTTTTTAGGGAAAGTACAAGAACAAGTTACTTTCTCGATATATCAGGGGGGGCGGCTGAATTTGAGAAATTTATCACTCGTTATCCAGAACAATATAAGCGATTTAATCATACCCCTCTGTATCCAGTCATTATGATTTTGGATAACGACAGTGGCACTAGAACCATCGTTCGAAAAATATCTAAAACCTTAGGTGTAACTGAGGACTCTATTAAAAAAAATAGCTTTACCCATATTTTACATAATTTATATATTGTACTGACGCCGCTCCTTCCAGGAGATAGGGACTCATGTATGGAGGATCTTTTTGATAGTTCTGTATTAAGTGCCGTTATTGATGGTCGGTCATTTGATAAGTCTAATAATTATAATAAAAACACGCACTATGGAAAAAATGACTTCTCATTGAAGGTTATTAAAGTTAATGAAAAAAATATTAATTTTTTAGGTTTCTTACCAGTACTAAATGCTGTACGAGATTGTTTAGTGCATTATAATAACATCCCTAAATGAAAGTAATACGCTAGCAGACTAATGCTAGCGTATGTATTGATAAATTTAAATAACACGCAGGCATCTTAAAGCTAAACGTAGCTTATTAGCTTTTAAAGAACAGCCATTCTATTACTCTGAAGTTAAGCACCTGGGAGTTCTGTCAATAATTGTACGGGGCGCCCCGGAGCTGGAGAAAAATCATCGCCAGATCCGGCGGTGTCAGCAGCTGGCGGCGACTCTCCTGGCAGTTCAGGGGCAGAAGTTCCATTGAATATCGAGGACCTGAGGCGATATTCACGCCAGCAAAGGCAGGATATTACCAGCAGGCTGAAAACTTCAGGTCGCGAAAGCGCAGATCAGGCGTTCATACGCACGGCACGCGGACTGCGCACGTTGCTGAATGATGATTCGGCGCTGGAATGTGGCCCGAAAGTGGTCGCGGTGCGTGATATAAGCATTACCCAGGAGGAAGCTGATCGGCGCTGGCGCGCGCAGCTGCCGATCGAGGCACAGCGGCGGGCGGAAAACTACGCGGCGACTGCCTACGCTTACCTGGCGCAGAAAGCCGAGGCAGAGCATAAAGAGAATGCAGAAAGAAAGTGCGCAGGCAGCGGGGTCTGTCAGTGATGACCTGATTGCCAGCGTTGGCACACAACTGCGCACCTGTAGGATGTTTATAAGTGATGAAATGGTTAAATCAGTCGCTAATGGGGCTAGTATTAGGCATGTTGGAAATTTGCTTGCTGTAAAAAATGGAGTGTTACATGGAGTTAATGTGTTGGGGACGGGCATGGAAAATAAATCGACTAGTGAGTATATGGGGGGATTAGATTGATTTCGCGATGGAAGTATGCGATACGAAATAAAAAGAGATAGTGATTTTTAAATCTACGGTAGTGTATTGCGAATGTAATTTTTTATGTATGCTGTAGATTCTAGTATCACTACAGCATAAATTTTTTATGGCAGCTCCACTAAAGGCCCTAATAAAGAGCCCTATATTCGCCACTTAGATAATTCTTTTATGTGAATAGAGAACGATTCATCTAAGGCTTCTAAAGGGATTTTGTATTCAACATCATCTACAGTCACACAAAAGTCATAACTCTGAGATTTATTTATATAATCTAGAATTAAATGACTTTCAGTTATAGTTAAACATTCTTCTTCTAATTTGCTTTTTGCTTTATAAGCAAGATAACGATGGTAGGGTATTAGCATAAATGAACCTTTCGGTTTTTTTAATGTCTCGCCAAACTCATCGCGAAAATTCTGGATGCTACTTATAATAATATTATTATAAATATATCTGGCAATGCCTAAGAAATATTCAGTGTTGTTGTTTTTCCTTTCAATAAACATCACAATTAATGTACACAGATCAGACAGAGTGGTTAACGGAATTTTTAATGAGAATTTTGTATCTTTAAATAAATATTCGATATCTATAATTTCTTTTATTTCAAACTTATCGGGCTCATGAATGAGAGTGTTCCTTATTATTTTTGCAATTCTAAAGAGCTCCCAAAGGATTATATCAAAGTCATTTTTTTTGGGGCTTTTTTTGTATTTATAATAATAACTTTTTCCTGCCAGTTTGGGATGGTTGGAATCAATGTAAAAGTCAAACATTGAAAAGATTAGCAGGAATTTTGCAATAGGATTATTTTCTATGCTTACCCTCCTCCCTGACATCATTTTAAAAAAAACTTCCTCTTGTCTTTGGCCATTCTCACATAGTGTGACTTTGGTTACTCCTGGTCTATTAAGCATTAATCCTGCATCTTCTAGAAGCATTAGTGTTGATGTAATGTAGCTCATGAGTGATTATCCTTAATTTGCATAAGTACAAAGCATAAAAGGTTTTTATACTCTCATGCTTGAAGTTGCATGTGCGTTAGCTGCATTCGTTCACCCCAGTCACTTACCAGAGTAAGCTCCTGTGGATTCCCTCACTTGCCGCCTTCCTGCAACTCGAATTATTTAGAGTATATTTGCCCTTAGTAGAGTCATTTTACAATAAGCGTCAAAGTTTGATGAAATGATATTTTTAGCACAACAGTGCACAAATTTGCACAATTTTTTTGATGTATTTTATCCCCTTTAAGCCCATACGGGGCGCGGTCTGAGGTCGGTTTTGTGCGTGCACGGAAAATGGAAGGATAGTTGCGCGCAGGTGACGGGGGGCAAGCCCCCGCAAACGGGTCCGGGCAGGGAAGGCGGCAGAATACGCAATTTCACGGTTTCTGCGTCACGGTGAGCGGTCGTTTTGGTTGGCGGCATGCCCTTGCAGGGAAAAAGCAGCGACGCGCAGAGGGGCGCTGATGCGGGATTTTTTCAGCAGAAAAGATGAGGCCAGCGAAAACGCTGGCCTGTTATAAATGGATGATGTTGTTTAAAGAAACTGAATTGTCTGGCGGTTATTTCTCAGCGGTAAGCAACGCGTAAGGGTTAAAGCGGATCACTTCTTCTCCGATCCACTCATTGACCACCTTCAGCGCCTCCATTACGGGCGTCAGCTCGTTGATAGCGTAGACCCGTGCGGCTTTCTCGATATCCCCAAATGAGCCGTTTCCCTCTGGCATGGCGCCCATCAGCTGCGGCGGGATACGGTGCGCTGCGAGTATGTCGTCACGTGTGGCGTTCTTAATGTTGATAAACTCATCTTTCGCAGTGATCTGCTGGAAGGGGAGGATTTGCACGCCGTCTTTGCCGCCGCCTGGCGCATGCAGCAGCAGGTTTTTAAATGCGCCTTTACCACGCGCGCCGGTCAACGTCTCTTTGACTGCCTTCATGCTTTTATCGTCAACCTGTCCGGCACCAATATAGACAATGCATCCGGCGTGAGATCCGTTGTCGTAGTACAGCTTACGGAACATGTCAGCGGAGTGGGCCAGGCTGGCGGCCAGCAGCGCTGCCATATATTCCGGCATGCCGTAGACCTCCTGATTGATATCAGGGTTCAGAACGTGACAAACCGTTCCTGATTTGAACGTGTGCTCTTCTTTCCAGCGCCGGATAAACCAGTATTGATCGAGATCTGTGCTCCCACGCCGGGTGTACTTCGCAAGAGAGTGTTTGAAGGGAAGCGGGCCGCTCAGGCGATTACGCGGCAATTCGAGATAGGCATTGCCAAACGTGAACCAGTCCAGCGCAAACGCGGAAAAGGTCTGGCGATTGAGCAGTTTGTGCGGGATAAAACAGCCGGTGAGCACATTACGTTTGAAATACAACGCCGACTCATGCCAGGCGCTCTGACGCGGAGCTTTAGCCAGTCCGTAAAAGTCTACTGGCGTCTCATAGTATCGCCCGTTATCCATGCAATAGAGATTGTCCAGCAAATCGGCCATATCCCGCACGGGATAAGGGCCGTCAAAGCTGAACGCTGTCAACGCGGGATCGGCCTTCAGTGACTCCACAATGTCAGGGCCGGCGGTGCTGGCTATCGGCTTTTTACCGTATTTCTTTTTCAAAGTTACCATCCCATTGCGAAACCACCGCCGCCACTTTCCTGGCCCAACGGTTCATTAATAATCGAAAGCATGGTTGCCCACGCCATATCACCATGGCTTACGCCGCGCGATCGGTCCGTTTCGTAAGTGATGAAACCGCCGGGCGTAACAACTTTGCGAACAGCGTTGAAGGCTCTGACCAGACCCTGCTCGCTGCGGTCATATTCCCAGCGGCCGGCGCGTATGACCTGCAACATTTTGAGGACAAGGGCGCGCTTGGAAGATAGGCTCATCTGGTAGCAAATAGCCGCCGGGAACCAGTTTTTAACAATCTGCCAGACCGCCTCCCCGACGCCTTGACCGTCAATGGCGATGTGAGTGACGTTGTAGCGCTCGGCAGCCTCTTTGATGACCGCCGCCTGCTGTTCAAACTCAAGCCCTCGCAGTTGCTTCAATTCAACCGTGCGAAACCGGCCGCCGGCCACAAGGGGAGGGACCGTCACGGACAGAGCACCGGCATCACCATTGCCGCTGCCGCCGTTGGCGTCGTAGCCCAGCCACACCTCACGTTGGCCCATAGGGCGACTGGCGAAGGGTTTCCAGTCGGGCCAGTCGTCATACCCGTCAGCGCCGCACCCCAGTAACTGGCTAAGATTGAACGCGCTTTCGCCGTCTTTGACGAACTCGCACATGTACAGGTTTTCAAATTCATCGGGACTGTTTTCGTCCCTGATTTCATCAATGTCGGTGTAGTCCCACCCGTTGTTGATAGCGTCCTGAATAGTGACGATCTGCCGCCACGTTTTATCCGGGTAAAGCACGCCGCTATGCGTTTTCTTCCAGGACACGTCGAAATCAACCCGCTGCGCTTTAGGCCGTTTCGCATTCCATCGATCGCCGGTCCAGAACTGATAGGCTTCATGGCTTTCACTCGATGGCGTGGAGAAGTACGTGCGAGTTAAGCCTTTTAGCGTTGCCATGGCGCCGGCAACCTTGCGCAGGTTGATAAAGTTTCCTGTCCAGAAAAACTCATCAAATCGCAGGTGGCCGGTGTACGACTGCGCCGTCGCCGCCGACGTCCCGAGAAAATGCAGCTCTGCGCCGTTTGACAGCGTGATTTGCTCGCCGCCTTTAAGTTCGACGTCCACCTCTTCAGCCGCTTTGCGGATGAAGTTGCGGAACTGTAGCGCCTGCTTTCGTGATGCTGACAGAAAGATTTGGTTGCGCTGGTAGTCGTGCTTAACGTCTGTTCTCAGTGCGCCCAGCAATGCCTCGCGGGCAAAGTACCAGGTTGCCCCAATCTGCCGTGATTTGAGGATCATCCGGTTACGCTGATCTCGTTGTTCGTACCAGCCGCGCTGATGCCATGCGAGAGAGTCGAGAATTTTTAAGCGCAACGCCTCGATCTGCTCCTCGGAGAAGTGGTTTTTCTTCTTGCGACGACTGGTTTTCTTGTTCCCGGTAGCCGCCGCATTTTGCCCGGTATCCAGCCTTTTCAGCTGCCGGGTAAGCAGGTCAATCTCTTTGAAGTCGCCGCCGGTCTTGTTGTCTTTTGCATTCAGCAGGCAAAGGCGGGCGTCAATGGATTGGGTGACGCGCTGAATTGGGGGCGTTTCGTCCCACTCGTCGCGCTTTTTCCACGAATAAACCGTGTTTGAGTTGATACCCATGAGTCGCGAAATTTCGGCGGGCGGGTAACCCTGCCAGTAGAGCTGCTTTGCCCTCAATCGAATAAACGCATCCTGAATCATCACTTCCCCCTTTTGAGCAGGGAGATTACCTGCGCGCGATCCCCGCGGCTCGGGCTTTCAGGTCTGGCCGTTCTCCGACAACAAAACCGCGTGGCGCCGGGCTTTCAAGCTCTGCGATGATGCAGCGACTGACATAAATCAACAGGATAAAACGACATGGCCAGCACGACTAAACCCGCCCGCAAAAAGTTTCGCGTTGCGGTTTCCGGCGCCACCGTTGACGGGCGCGAGATCCAGCCGCAGCACCTCCGCGATGCGGCGGCGAGCTACAACCCGGCCGTTTACGGCGCCCGCGTGAACGTGGAGCACTATCTCTCCATGCTTCCTGACAGCAATTTTGGCGCCATGGGGGATGTTGTTGCTTTAAGCGCGGAGGATATCACCGAAGGGCCGCTGGCCGGTCGTACGGCGCTCTATGCCGAGATCGACGCTTCGGCACGAATGAAGCAGCTCACCGATGAAGGAAAAAAAATCTATTCCAGTATTGAGCTGCATCCGCAGTTTTCCCTTAACGGTAAGGCGTATGTGGTCGGCCTGGCGATGACGGACACCCCGGCAAGTCTGGGGACTGAGCGCCTTAAATTTGCCGCGCAGCAGCGCGCGCAGGTGATGGCCTTCAATAACCAGCAGATCGAGGCGCCGCTGTTCTCTGATGCGCTTGAAGCTGAAGTGATCGAACTGGCCGCTCATCGCAGCGAGGAGGGCGTCAACTGGTTCAACCGCGTGATGGGCATCCTTGGTAAAGGCCAGAAAACCGACGATCAGCGGTTCAGTCAGTTGCATCAGGTTGTTGAAGCCGTTGCTCAATCTCAGGCAGACCAGATTGACCGGTTCAGTGCCCTGGAACAGGACCGCCAACAGGATAAAGCCACCATTCAGCAACTGACCAGCGAACTTAACGAGCTGCGCGGTCAGCTTCAGCTCCAGCCCGCAGAAAATTACAGCGCACGACCGGCGGCAACCGGCAACAGCAGCGCGCAGCTTGCAGACTTCTAAGAGGTAACCATGGAAAACCAGACCCGCGAACTATTTGATAAGTACATTGTGCGCCAGGCACATCTGAACGGTGTCTCACCCTCAGCCGTTGCCAATCGTTTCAGCGTCGATCCGACTATCCAGCAAAAACTGGAACAGGCCGCCATGGAGTCGGATGACTTCATGAAGCTGGTTAACCACTTTGGGGTTAAAGAGCAGGAAGGGCAGAAAGTAAAAATTGGCAGTAAGGGACCGATGGCGAGCACCAATAACAGCTCGGACGGCACCAACCGCCGTAACCCTGCACCGAACCATAACAAAGAGCCGCAGAACTACCACTGCCGCAAAACCAACTATGACTATGCGCTTTCGTATGCGGAGCTGGACGCGTGGGCCGGTCACCCTGAATTTCAGTCATTAATCAGTAATGCGATGGCCCGTCAGCTGGGGCTGGATCGCCAGATGATTGGCTTTAATGGCACGCATTACTCTGAAAACTCCGACCGCACGACCTATCCGTTATTGCAGGATTGCGGCGTTGGCTGGCTGCAAAAGATCCGCAATGAGGCGCCGCAGCGCATTATGCCAGGTATCACGCTGACTTCCCGTGATGAGAATAACGCGGTAATTGCGTCAGGCACCTACGGCAATATTGATGCCGCCGTGCTCGATGCACGCCACAGCCTTATGGATCCCTGGTTCCGCCGCGCTCCCGGTCTGGTGACTGTGCTCTCGTCCGATCTGCTGCTGAAAGTGAACCTGCCGAAAGTGAACGCGCTCAGCCAGACCAATCCGAATACCGAACTACTGGCCGCGCAGCTCATTGTCAGCCAGGAAAAGATCGGCGGCCTGCCGACGGTCTTTGTCCCGGGCATTCCTGAAGATGTCGTGCTCATCACCAACCTGAAAAACCTCTCTGTGTACTACCAGAAAGGCTCCCTGCGTCGCTCTATCCGGGAAGAGCCGCACTACAACCGCGTGGCGACTTACCAGTCCAGCAATGATGACTATGTCATTGAAGAGTACGGCATGATTGCCATGATCGACGGCGTGACATTCGCCTGATAATCCCCATCACATGGCGGGCAGCAAGCCCGCCCAGGAGAATGAACCCATGCTGACACCGGCACAAAGACACTTTCAGAAGGTCATGGCAGAGAGGCGGGGCATCAGTGATGAGCGTGACGCGGAGACGCGCACCGCGCATGAGCAGATCCTCTTTCGCCTGCATATGCATAAATCTTCGCTAAGCCAAATCCAGTCCCGCCAGGCGAAGGCCGCTGTAAAGGCCAGCATCCTTCCTGAGTTTCAGGGATGGATTGACGGCACGATCGAGGGCGACAGCGGGCGCGCGGATCCGGTCATCACCACGCTGATGGTGTGGGCGGTGGACTGCTCCGACTATGCGCTGGCGCTGCGTATCGGGCGCTATGTCGTTAAGCATGGCCTGAGCATGCCGGATGACAACTATCGCCGCCCGGCACCCACGGTACTGGCCGAGGAAATCTGCAATCCCATTCTGAACCTCGCCACCACGGACGCCGGAGCCGATTTGTCAGGCTATATCCCCATGCTGGACGAGCTGGCCGAAATTGTGGCTGACAGTGATATGCCGGATGAGGTCCGCGCGAAGCTGTGCAAGGTGAGGGCGTTTTGCCGTCGCGACACGGAAGACGCGGAAACCAAAGGCGAAGCGCTGAAACTCTTCCGGGAAGCCATGAGCCTGAACCCGGGTGCCGGTGTGAAACGGGAGATCGCTTCTCTGGTCAGCGCTTTGAAAAAGGCGCCGCAGACCAGCGCGGCAAGTGGTGATGCGGAAGATGAGATTTCATCCAGCGATACAGCAGCAACCGAAACACCCGCAACAGAAAAAGCAACACGAACGCGCAAGCAGACGAAAACGGCGGCCGGCACTCAAAAAGCCACCCGCAAAACGGCGGCAAAAAAGACAACGAAAACCGCCACAAAGTAAACGCCAAAGCGTAATGAACTGGCCCCGCGCCACAGGCGGCGCGCCCGGCGATCTGCCCGTAATGCGGTCTTTTTACCGGACGCCCACCGCCTGACCTACCGGAGAAACGACGATGAGTTTTATCGCACAGCGCCCCGTCAGACCTGCTGAAAGTGATGTGACAGACGTGGACGACGGCGGCGCACAGATTGCCATCGGCACTTTCTGGCCGACGGTAAAACTCCACGATCTGCGCCTGGCTGCCCGCATCGCCGGTGACATTACAACATCCCGATTAATGCATATGGCAACGGAGGCCGCGCTGCATGTCGCGGATCAATTGAAGGACTGGCGCAAGCAAAGGGAAGCGGAAGGCGCGGAGTCACTGGCTTCTGTACTGCTGACTTCCGCCGGTGAACCTGTCGAGCAGATTAACGGCGAAAGCGCAAAAGTTTATCGCTTCCGACGCGCGGTCTACTCCTTCACGCGCGCCAGCGTACTGGAAGGTTACAGGGACGTCGGCACCACGCCAAAGGGCGACAAGGATGCGGAGGCTCTGGACAGGCAGATCGACGATCTATGGCGGGACGGGCGCTGGAGTATCGCTGACATTCGGGAAGAAGCCCGTATCTATGCGGAGCTGTTCTGATGAAAGTCAGGGCGTTGCAAAACGACACGGTTGATCAGCTCTGCTGGCGTCATTACGGCAAAACCGCAGGTGTCACGGAGAAGGTGCTCGAAGCCAATCCGGGACTGAGCAACCAGATATTTTTGAATGCCGGGCAGGAGATCGAAATGCCCGTGATAACCAGCGAGGTGGAACGGGTAACCGTCCAGTTATGGGAATGACTCTGGATCGTATTAACGAATATTTTGCGTTTGCAACATCCGCCCTGGTGACCGGCGTGGGCGTGATGACCGTCAGCGAAAAGCTGGCGCTGGCTGGACTTCTTCTGGGGATTGTTTCCGCCGTCCGGCTGGCGATTCACCGCCGCCGCATTGAGCAGGCCAGCCAGCGCCGTAACGATTTGATCGAGCAGATTCTCCGCCAGGCGGAAACTCGCAACCTGTCGGACCGCGAGCGGCAGCTGCTGGAGCAACTGCACGGAGACAAACCTGCATGAAGAACATCATCAAAAAATGTTCGATTGCGGTGATTGTGGCTCTGGGCATTTCGCTGGCGCCCGGGAGCGTCAGAACGTCGAAAGAAGGGCAGCAGAAAATTGCAGGTTGGGAAGACTGCCGCAGCACGCCTTATTACTGCACGGCGGGTGCTCTGACCATTGGTATCGGCTCCACGGGCGGCGTAGAAAACCGCGAATACAGCAACCAGGAAATAGCGCGACGCTGGATCAATGATCTGCAACGGGCAGAAAACTGTATTAATAACAATTTTCACGGCGCCGACATGCCGCAACTCACCTTTGAGGCTATGACGGATGCTGCCCTGAATCTGGGCTGCACCGGGCTGATGTGGTTCACCGACAAAAACGGACGCAAGCAGAGGACCACGATCTGGAAGCATGCCCAGGCCAGACAATGGCCGCAGATGTGCAACAGGCTGACTGATTTCGTCAATGTGGGCGGTAAGCGCTCCGCCGGGCTGGTTAACCGGCGCAATGACTTTAAAGCCTGGTGCCTGCTGGGCCTGAGTACGCCGTCATGAGAGCGGGCAGTGTGATTGTAACGCTTGTCCTGTTGGCCGCTGTCTTGTGGCAGACCGACCAGCTTAGCGAGGCCCGGACCCGCAACAAGCTGCTGACCGAAACGGCGACCGGTTACGACCAGGTTATTCAGGAAGTGAAGGCGACCGCCATACAGACCCATAAGTTACTGGCAGAGGTAAAAGTCCGTGAGCAACAGCGTAATGCAGAAGGGGAGCGCCGACGTGAAGCAATGCAGACCGCGTTCAATGGTGACACGTGCGCTGTTACTCCTGTGCCTGACGCTGTCAGCCGCAGCCTGCAAAAACGCACCGCCCGCGCCGATCATTCAACTGGTCAGTGAACCCGTCCCGGAGAGCCTGACCGAAGAGACACCACGCCCGGCGCTGGATAAGCCAGTGACCTGGGGCGCGGTGGCGATATTCAGCGACAGGCTGATGGATGCGCTTGATGCATGCAATGCTGACAAAGCGGCAATCCGCCAGTGGGACAGTCTGCGCCAGAACACCCGAAAGGAGCCATAAATGCTGAAGATAAACACACTCCGCGCCGCCATAGAGAAAGCAAATACCTGGTGCCGGGCGAACCCGGAAGCCTGGACGGTGTTTGTTGAAGAGGGTGGCATTGAAACTACCGGTGAAACGCCGTCGTTCATGTATCGCTATTCTCTGGTGCTGTTCGTCATGAACTACGCAGGGAGCATTGACGACTTCACTCTGCCGCTGATGGCCTGGCTCTGGTTTAATCAGCCCGATCTGCTGCTGAACCCCGATAAAAACCAGCAGATTAAATTCACCACACTGATTAACAACGATGACACCGCCGATCTGATGTTTGAGCTGCCGGTACATCAGCGGGTACTGGTGCAACTGGATGAAAAAGGCGTGCCGTGCGCCGAGCATTTGCCGGAGCCTCGACCGCGCGTGCTGGCCCCTCACGCCGCAGGCTGGGGGCTGGTATTTGAAGGCATGCTTCAGGAGGGCGGAGCGTGAGCGATCGCATGTTCAGCGAGCTGGATCAGGTCTTTCAGGACATCCTCGACGGCGTCAGCCCGGCGGGGCGCACCCGTACCGCGCGCAAAATTGGTCTGGCACTGCGTCGCAGTCAGCAGCGCCGTATCGCGTTACAGAAAAACCCGGACGGCAGCGGCTATGCCGAGCGCCGCCGTAAGGTTTACCGCACCCAGCAGGGGATCAAGTTCTTCTGGAATAACGAGGTGCGGGCGCTGAAAAACTGGCGCGGCGGGCGCGGTAAATATGGCCGGACAATCACGGGGTTTGACGAGAAGCGCCGGGATATCCGCACCTTCTACCGGGCCGATATCGAGCGGTATCTGGAAATCAAAACGCAATCAGCTACGCATTCAGAGACAAAAAAAGCACCGATGTTTACCCGCCTGCGCACCCTGCGTTTTATGAAGCTCAGGCCGGACGCTGGCGGCGTCACCGTAGGATTTGACGGCATCGCTGCGCGCATTGCCCGTATTCACCAGTACGGCCTCAAAGACGAGGTTGGTCCGGGCGCTTACGCGCAGTACCCGGCGCGTGAACTACTGGGCATAACTCCGGCAGACCTGAGCGCTACGGAAAACGCCGTTATCAGCAGTCTGGGCGGTGCGTCATGAATGCTGAGCTGATGCGCCTGCTGGAAAACATTCTGCGCCTGGGCGTCGTGGAACAAATCAGCGCCGACAAGAAAGCGGTGCGCGTTCGCTCCGGCAGGTTGCTGACCACCTGGATCCGCTGGAACGTCACCCGCGCAGGGGCATTCAGCATCTGGCTGCCGCCCTCGATAGGGGAGCAGGTCTGGATCGGTTGTCCGGGCGGCAACCCTGAAAACGCGTTTGTGATTGGCTCTGCATACAGCGCAGATAATCCGCCAACGGGCAGCAACCTGCTGGAAATCAGCATCACCGCACCGGATGGCGCGCGCCTGCATTACGACGCCGCCGCCGATGCCGGAGCACTGTCCGTGACCGGTATTAAAACCGCGCATATCCAGGCAGAGACCCGCGTCACGCTGGACACACCGGAGGTGGAATGCACGGAACACCTCAAAACGCGCACTTTCGAACTGACCCACGGCGGCACGATGGCCGGTGATGTGTTCCATTCCGGCGGCGTGTTGCAGTCAAACGGGATCACCGTACATGAACAAAAACACGGTGGCGTGCAGTCTGGCGGGAGTACCACGGGAGGTCCGCAATGACAGCCAGTTATACCGGGATGAACCCGGAGGGCACCGGCGCGCTGACCGATCACGATCAGCTCTGGCAGTCCGTGACAAAAATCCTCACCACGCCAACAGGCTCCCGTGTGATGCGCCGGGACTTTGGCAGTGTGGTACCTGATTTACTCGATGCGCCACAGAACACCGTCACCCGCATGCAACTGATGGGCGCCACCGCTATTGCGCTGGCGCAGTGGGAGCCGCGGATCAGTCTGACCACCGTCAATGTGGTGTTTTCAGAAACAGGCGCGGTGACTGCTGAACTGACCGGCACTATCACGGAAACCATGACAGAAACCAGTAACACCATCAGGCTAAGGAGCTAGTGTGCAAACGTCCGTCGATTTATCTCAGATCCCACAGCCTGATATCGTCGAGGTGCCCGATTTTGAAACGGTGCTGGCTGATATCCGGGCGCTTATCGTGGCGGCCATGCCTGTGGAACTTCAGGCTTCTGTGTCTGCTGCGCTGCTGCTGGAATCTGAACCGATGGCGGCACTGGCCCAAGCCTTCACCTATCGCGAGATCCATCTGCTGCAACGTATCAATGAAGCCGTGCGCGCGGTGCTGCTTTCGAGCGCCTTGGGGGCGGATCTCGATCAGATCGCCGGGAATTTTGACACTGAACGCCTGCTGATTACCGAAGCCACCGACGAGGCGGACGCAGTATATGAAAGCGACGAAGAGCTGCGCGGCCGCACGCTGCTCTCATGGGCTCGCCTGAGCACGGCGGGCGCCAGAAATGCCTATCACTATTTTGCGCGAGGTGCGGATGCGGATGTGCTCGATGTGCGCGCCTATGGCCCTGAAACCCATAACCAGGAAGGACGAGTTTTTCTCTACGTGCTGTCACGTACCGGAGATGGGACTGCCCCGCAGGCGCTGCTTGATAAAGTCCTGTCAGCGGTAAACCCGGAAGACGTGCGTCCGATTACGGATTATGTGGCTGATTATGTCCGCTCCGCTGTGATTGTGAGTTATCAGGTGGTTGCTGATATTTACGTCCCTTATGGCGTGGACACCGCCACGGTGCTGGAAAAAGCCACCGCAGCACTGAACGAATACACTGCCTCTGTGCATCTTATCAACGCCACCGCTGCACGGTCAGGCATAGACGGGGCGCTGCATCAGGACGGCGTTGTCACCGTCGATTTGCATTCACCCGTCGCCGACGTCGTTGCGACGATGGGCGAAGCCCCGCATTGCACCGCCGTTAAAATCAATCTTGTGGTGATGGACCATGACCGCTAATTATCCCGCCAGCATTCTGCCCCCCAACGCCACCGCCGTGGAGCAGGCCATCGACAGAGCCAGCGCCGCAGCGCTGGAAAGGTTGCCTGTATATCTGATTCGTTGGGTTAAAGATCCGGACAGTTGCCCGCTGGCGCTGCTGCCGTGGCTGGCGTGGGAATATCAGGTTGATACCTGGAATATTAACTGGTCAGAACAAAAGAAACGCGATGCGATCAAGCGCGCCCACTACATCCACCGCCATCGTGGTACGGTCGCCGCCGTCCGTCATGCCCTGGTGGACAGTCCTTTCGGGACGGATATTGTTGAATGGTTCAATCAGAACCCGAAAGGGGATCCGTATACCTTTCGCCTGAACGTGTATCAGAACGATTTGCCGGTGACGGAATACGACCAGCAGGATCTAAAACTGGCGGTGCTGCGCGCCAGGAATCTGCGCAGCTGGTTTTCCGTTCATGTATTTGGCCGACTTCAGGGAACCTCGTATGCGGCAGGTTACATGTACGCCACGGAGAAAATCACGCCGCGCTTTGTCCCGTTGCAGGTGGTTTTATCCCGCTACGAGCTGAATCTGGCCCCTGGTGACTCAGAAACGGTGACGGTGACCATCCTCCCTGAATATGCTGAAGATAAAACCTTTACGGTAACCTCGTCGGATAAAACAATCGCGGCCGCCAGAATGGTCAACGGCGATATTCTGGTTACGGGCATGAAGCGAGGTACCTGTTCGGTCACCGTTAAGACGACTAACGGCGTCAGCGCGGTGATCAGCATAAAAGTGGTCGCGGTAATGAAGTTCATTACCCGCATCGACAGTGCAACCAGGCCAATATTCTTTGCTCATACGGGCGAAGATTTCACGGTTGACTATGGCGACGGCATTGACAGCCGGGATTACCGTTTCGATCTTGTAAGTGAAGGTTCAGGTTGGGTTATTCCGACACGTGAATTAAACCAGGGCGAGGAGTACACGATCACGGTTAAGGGCTCGGAAACCGCCTGTCTGCGCAGCCGCTTAGCCAACTATTCTTCGAAACTGAATCCTGTTGTGGAGTTAATTAGCGTTACAGGCGAAAGAGGTCATCTTTCAGGATTTGCTTTAGATACCGCCGGATTAATGGCTATTCGTCCCGGAGCATTTGACGATTTGCCAAACGTGAATAACTGCAAAAATATTTTCACTAACTGCTCGTCGCTTACAGGTATTCCGGCGTCGTTGTTTGATCGGATGAAGGTAGAGGATTTCTCGGACGCATTCAGAGGGTGTACATCACTCACTGAGGTTCCATCGGGGCTATTTGCAAACCAGCCTGATGCGATCGACTTCTCATCGGTATTTGCAGGCTGCACCGGCCTGAACAGTATCGGCAATAATCTGTTCCACAGCTGTGTATCTGCGGTGAATTTCAGTTACGCGTTTGATGGTTGCTCAATGCTTGCAAATATCGGCACGGGAATATTTACAGGATGCGGTTCAGCAAGGGCATTCTCTTATAGCTTCAGGGGGTGTAAAAATCTTCTTGCCTTGCCTGCTGATATGTTTGCGGATGTTCCGGGCGGCGCATTCACCGGCGTATTCCAGAATTGCACGGCACTGACGGCAATTCCCGCCAACCTGTTTAAAACATGTTCTGAAGCGAATCATTTTGGCGGTGCATTCACTGGCTGTTCGCAGCTTCTTTCTGTTCCTGCCGGCCTGTTTGCAGGTCTGGCGAAAGTCACCTATTTCGGGACAGTCTTTTCTGGTTGCAGTTCACTGAAAACGGTCGGCGCGGGTTTATTTGCCGGGTGCAGCCTGGCGCAGACATTCGCGTCTGCATTTTACAGCTGCCGCTCTCTTGAAACTGTAGCGAAAGATATTTTCAGCGGCTGCGTAGAGGTGACGACCTTTGCCAGTACGTTTTATGGGTGCAGCAGCCTGACAGCGCTCCCGTCCTTTGCTGACTGCGCGAAAGTCACCACTTTCTCATACGCTTTTGCTAACTGTGGATCGCTCACGAAAATTGATGCTGATGCTTTTGCTGAGAAAGCGCTGGTAACGACATTCACATACGCTTTTGTAAACTGTACTTCGCTGGTTTCTGTGGGGGACGGCGCATTCCGGGGATGCGGCGCGTTAACCAGCCTGGGCTATACGTTTTCAGGTTGCCGCTCTCTGGTTTCTCTCGCGGGAGATATGTTTGCCGGTTGCGCCAAAGTGACAGCTGTCGATTTCTTGTTCGACAAGTGCTCCGCGCTGGTTGAACTGCCAAAAGAGCTATTCAGCGACATGGTGTCCCTGAAAGGCATGGGATCGACATTCCGGGATTGCACTGCACTCATCGCGCTACCATCCGGCCTGCTTGATGGTTGCATCAATCTCACTTCGTTAACGCTGACATTCTCGGGCTGCACCTCACTGGCGGTATTGCCTGGCGATTTGCTGAAAAACAACATTCTGCTGTCCGGGGCCGGATCGACGTTCTACGGTTGCTCCTCACTGGTAAATATTCCACCGACGCTGTTCGCGTCCTGCTCTCTTATTACCTCGTTTGGCGCCACGTTCCAGAATACCGGCGTGGAGGAAATACCGGAAAACCTGTTCAGCGGCAACCCGCTGGTGACCTCTTACGGCCAGACTTTCAGGGGCTGTAAAAACCTGCGCTCAGTGCCAGCCGGTCTTTTTGCCGCCAGCATAAGTGCCACGGTATTCACGAATGTCTTTTCGGAATGCAGTGCGCTGGAAGTCGTCGGGGCGGGATTACTCAACACCACGGCGGTAACGACGGTGGGTTATCTGTTTGACGGCTGTGCGTCATTACACAGCGACGTTAACACGATATTTAATCTTGCGAGTTACCCGGAGATTGTCACCACAACGGCAATATTCAGGAGCTGCGCATTACTCGCCGGCAAAGGCCTGGTATTTATGGGCAAAGTGCCGAACGTCACCGCGCACTATTACGCGTTTTATGCGTGTGCGGGCCTGGACGATTACGACGATTTACCCGGCAACTGGATAACGAACAAACTATGAAAACATTCAATCAATTAAAAAGCCTGATCGACTTTTGTCAGACCGATGCGTTTTTCCTGGAACACCTGAACCGGCTTCAGATCGCTGGTGTGATTTATCTTGATGAAGGCGATATCGATGCTGACCGCAAGACCGTGAGTGATGATTTTTATGATCAACTTGCCAGCGTGTACGGCATTGAGCCAGAAACAAAAAGTGAGGAGGTATAATGGCCACGGGACTGACACTAACCACGGCGGGCGCCGCCGAAATCGAGGCCGCGTATCAGGCGGGGGAGGTGGTGGATATTACCTCCGTGCTGATCGGCGATGGTGGCGGCGTGACATTGCCGACCGATCCCGATGAGCTGGCGGCTGTGACGGCGCTTTTTGGACAGTTTGGCCGTGAAACCTTTGACTCTGATTCAAGCTATGAGGGGTTTATCAGCGGGCAGATCGTTATCAACTGCCAAGATTATCCGGGTAAAACGCTCAGAGAAGCGGGGCTGGTCAGCGCTAAGGGTACGCTCATCGCTTACGGCACATACCCGGCGACATACCTCCCGGCGCAATCGGATTCCATTATCAAAGAGATCATTCTGACGCTGGTGTTGACGCTGACGCACAGCTCAAACGTGCAGCTTGTTATCGATCCGACACTTGCCACACTCACGCAGGAAACAGGTGATAAACGCTATCTGCGGCGAGCACAAAATCTTTCTGATTTAAACGATCCCAAAGAGGCCCGGGATAATCTGGAGCTGGGGAATTCAGCCACGCGGGACGTAGGCAACACTGCGGAAACGGTGGCGGCGGGAGATGATTCACGTATTACCGGCGCACTGCAAAAAGAAAGTAACCTCTATGATTTAACCAACGCTGAAAGTGCGCGCGAGAATCTGGGGCTGAACAGTGACGGCGAGGGGTTTAAGGGTATCGTTGACGCCATTCTTTATCTTGGGATCATTATCCCTAGTGAAAAAAGCCCGGCTGAGCGTTTTCCGTGGCAGACGTGGGAGAGTTTAAGCAATACCTTTGCTGGCAGGGTGGTGCGCATTGGTTCTCAGCACGGTGCGACCGGCGGCAGCAATAAGGTAAAAATCGCAGCCAGCAACCTTCCGCCGCACTGGCACAAATCGGGTGACAGATCACCTGGTGAGACCTGGGATCCGACCACGACACACGGCACGGACAACCAGAAGAGCGGGCCGCTCAATATGACAGCAGGAACCTATATCGACACAGCGGGCGAGCAGGAAACCGCAAACGAATCACTCGATGTGACCAACGAATACGTCACCCTCTGCTTGTGGAAACGAACGGCATAAAAAACACGGTCAGTAATGACCGTGTTTGCCGGTCTTGAGTATCGTCAAATGCATTAGCTCAAGCTTGACCTGACAGTTTTCATCTGTAACACATAATCAAATTTGAGAGTCTGATTTGAGCGAGGAGCAGAAGTTCGTAAAGACTCTCGCTCAAGATGACTCTGAGGTATCTCTTAAAATTAGGTCGATTTAACTGATGATGTTTATTTAAAAACACCATCATCTTTATGGATGATGGTGTCCTTGATATTAAATGTTTTGACTGGGTCGACTTTCTATCAAATGTAGCCTGTATTTTAAGGCATGATGTGTCCTGAATTCATTTTGTATATTTATCTTCAAGTTATGCATGCTGCTTACATATTCCCATCGCCCTTGTTTTTTCTGACCAATTAATGAGTTATCGAAAAGAAAGTTAATATAATACCGTATTGTACCATCAGTAATGCCTGAAAACTCATCTCGGCATTTTTCAGAGAAATCATTGTAGTCAAACGTCTCTACTTGAATTGTTTGAAGTACGGTTAGAAGGTTTTCAATTACAGGAAACTGATTTGACCATTCATCAATAACTTCATTATATACACTAATAGACGCTTCACGATCAGCTTCGTATAATTCACTGGAAGTGTATAGGCCAGTAGCATTTTTGTTATGGCACGCTCTTATTTTATTGAAATATACAATTATATCTCTTGGTCTGAAAAAAGAGCGGCGGCATATATATTTGAAGGGAGGCGTACCTTGTCTAACAAATGACACTTCAAACACCTTACCGGACTTATCTTTTTCCTCATCAAGAATTATATCATTTGGTTTGTATTTTTTTATCCGCTCATAATACATATCATTAAGGCTATTTTCATCCCAGGATATGACAATAGCACTGTCTTGAAGTAACTTATTTTTGTCATTAAATTTTAATGAGTGATATATATCTGTACGTAAAAACGGCACTACCTTTAATTTATCGGAAAGATTTTCATCAGAAGAAATATTCCTGCACACATTAAGAAGGTTAATTAGAACCTTGCTATACTCTTCAATTTGTCCCTCTAACCAATTTTCGTCTAATTGGTCTAGTGCGATTATTATTTTACTATCGCCAATGTTATCCTTAAATATTTTCTCAAAATGCATTAGCAAGGTAAATGCATTTGATCTAAGCTTTTGCTTAAGCTGGGAATTTTCAGCTATCTCTTCCAGCGAAATTTCACCAGCATCAAGGGATATATCGTCAAACCCTGCACTTGGTCCTTTAATACTTTTTAATCTAGTAACCTTAGAAAAAAGCACTTCTCGAAGTGTAGGGTCCGGATTTCCAAAAATCGTTGTTATATATTTTTCAGCCCACTTTAGATCTTTATTAAGCGGTTTACCTTTAATTTTATTTATTTCAATAAGTTTAGATAATGCCTTAATATAAAAAAGATACATCCAGCTTTTCTGGTAGGCAGAAAGCTCTCCAGCCATAGCATCCTTATAAAGTTGATGTGCAGGCCATGGATAATCACTAAAATTTAGGCATACTGAATTGTAACCATTAAGATTTTCTGGATTTCCTCGGCGAATATGCTCATAGATTGCTGTCTTACCCGTACCTTTTCTTCCAAGAACTAGCCACGCCCTACTCTCAATGATATCCTTTATGGCGGGTAGTTTAAAAAAATAAGTTTGTAAGTCTCGATCTGTTTCAGCCGAAACTTGAAATTCTGGAAGCCAGTCCTTGATATCCATGTTCACCTCGAGAAAAGTTAAGAATTGAGTTTTCTCTTAAGATAAATGAAAATAATTCTAAATGGCAAGTTATTTCTGCTCTGAATTTCATGCTATTTGGCTGCCTGATAATTTTACAGAGAGTAAGGGATTCTGTTCTTTGGAGAATATTAATTGTTCGTTTGTATGTTGACTTACCTAAAATCAGTAGATAGCCGCACAAAGTCCTCTCTTGGCACAGAGCCGCCTGTCAGACTAGGTTTGGCTCTGTGCAGTAGATGTTTCAGGATAAATTTAAGCTAATAGAATTTTCGTCATTAATGACAGTTCTACATCTCAGGAGGTCAGACCGCCGAGCGTCTCCTGAGCTGTATTTAATGCAGTCTCTACACCTTCTTTCAGTGTTGCCATCAGGTCGCTGACAGAGGCGCTTTGCAGCCCCTCCCTGATATCCTCATCAACCCTTTGCAATGAAAGCGTGAACTCAATTTTTTTCGCCTTACCATAGCGATTCAGTTCCTGGTGCGTTTCCTGTAACCCCGTAATGACATACATTCCGTAAATCGAGCCAACCCCATCAATTAAAGGCCAGGCCAGCCCGGTATACGCCATCGTCGAGACGGCACTCAGCGACAGGTTGCCGCCGGTAATTTCTGGATAGAGCAGCCCACCCAGAGTAAGCTGATTTTCACCCGCACCCACGTACTGCCATTTTGCGCTACGACCAACACGGTCATTTTTGACGTGCCGCCAGTTACGGGACAGCTGCAATTGCTGATAGGGGAGTGTCCTGAGTTCAAATACAAAAAGTCCGAATACCATCATCATAGTTTTGTCTCCAATCAATCGCTATCCCGGAACGAACCCCGGGCAGCACGCTGTTGTTTATCCATCTCTGTACGGACAGCCTCCCCGACAAGTCGAGCCAGCTCGCGCGGATTGTCGCTCTTGATGCCATGCAAATGGACGTGAATCTCACCAGAAAAACCATCTGCCGGCACCGCAGCTGCCGGGCGCTTGATTTCATTTCGGCGAACTGCCTGCCAGGCGGGTGCCTGCTTAATCAATGGCTCTCCGGCAGCAATAACCGGACGAGCACTAACAGGTTGCCGAACAAGCCGAGATTCCTGCCATTCACCACGCACAGCAAAGGCTGGAGGGAGATTTTTAAATACAATGTCACCCGGCCCGATACGTTTGCGCTTTTCCTCATCTAAAAGGCCTTTGGTGTTATCCGCGATTTGGCCCAGCCGTCGCTCTGTTCCAGAGTTAACCCCGAGCACATTGGGCGGCGGTGCGCTGCCTTTGCTTACAGGCTTTTCAGTTGACCATTGCCATTCCCTTTTAACCATGCGCCCGGATTTTTCATCCCATTCCCACATAACCGGAATAGCCCTGAGTCTTGCTGCTTCCAGCCGGGCTCTTTCAATGCCATCGGGGATGAGATCGAGCTTTTCCAGTAACCAGCCGACGCCTTCCATTAACTTCTGAAGCGGCCAAAGCAGTACGCTAAGTGCGGTCCCCAGGACCTCTCCAAAAGTCTGCCCGGCGCTGGCGCACTTGTTTAGCGCCTCGCGACTCTCCTCAACGGGCGTTATTACTTTTTTAAACCAGTTCCAGACGTTTTTGACGCCATCCCCAATGATCCCGAAAACGGGCGCCAGCCGGGAAAATGCGTTATAAACTGGCGCTAACCCTTGGATCACACCGGTAAAAAAACCACTAAAGAAAGCCTTAATCGGTCCCCAGTATTTCCAGAACAATACCCCAGCCGCCACGAACGCAGCACCCAGCAGACCGATTGGGCTCAACAGCAATGACAATCCGCCACCCAGAGCAGTCATCCCCACCTTAATCACGCCAAACAGAGCTGGCAGGCCGGTCAGCCGCAGTGCCAGCCCTGCAATCCCTTTCAGCAAGGAACCTATTGCAGCAACCGGAGAGGCAAACGCGCCCAGCAACGCACCACGCAGCGGTGCCATTACTCCGGTTAAGATGCTGACACGCCCGGCCAGACCACTGAGAAAAACACCCCAGCCACTGATTTTTGCCAGAGAGCTACCGCCCACCGTGGTCAGCAATTGGAACGCCGAAACAACCCCGCTAATGCCACTCCCACCCGACAGCAACGCAAAACCCAGCCTGAGCTTTGCAATCGGCCCCAGAAGCAAGCCGGCAGTTAGCGACAATCCGCCAATTGCAGCTGTCAACGCCAGTGCGGCACCACCGGCAAGTAACAACGTTCGCGAAAGTCGGGGGTTTTCTTCTACCCAGCTTTGAATATTGCCAATAACCCGGCTAAGCCCCTGTGTCAGTCTGCGCAATGGACCGTCTACTGTCTTAGCCGCAGAAATGCGGAACGCCTCCCACGCGCTGTCCAGCTCCTTCAAATCGCCGCCAAGGTTGTCTTTCTTCTTGTTAGCGACGGCGAACGCCTCCTGATTTTTATGTGCTTCTGCAATTTGTTCATGGAGTGACTGGAGGTAGCCATCACCTGCGCCGTTGACCAAAGACTGGAGGCTCGTAAAACCCTCTTCTCCGGCGATATCTTTGAAAAATGAAACCTGATCCACCTCGCCAAAGCGGGAAACGCGTTTTTGTAGATCGAGAAGAATATCGAACGGACGTCGCATCTTTCCGCTCGCGTCGGCAGTTTCCACTCCCAGCTCTTTGAGTGCCTTTTTGGCTGCCGTAGTGGGGGAGGCCAGGCGGGAGAGTGAGCGACGCATTGCCGTACCGGCCTCGCTACCGCGAATACCCACGCGCGCCAGCGTGCCGGTCATGGCTGCGGCTTCTTCCAGGCTAATCCCAAGTCCCGCTGCTACCGGCCCGACAACTTTCATTGTCTCGCCGAGGCTGCTAAGCGTGGTATTGGTACGGGTAAATGTACCTGTCAGCACATCGCTGACGCGGTCCATTTCTCCGGCATCGAGGGAAAACTGAGAAAGAATGTTTGAGCCGATGTCTGCCGTTTCGCCCAGTTCCATGCTGCCTGCCAGCGCCATATTGAGCACGCCTGGCAGTGCGGCACGGATAGCATCTGGCGTGAAGCCAGCCATCGCGAGAAAGGCCTGGCCGCTGGCGGCGTCACGTGTGGTGAAGGCGGTTTCAGCACCGAGTTTTTTTGCCTGGGAACGCAGAGCGGCCAGTTGTGAATCGCTTTTATCGAGCCGCGTCAGCGCCTGGACGTTTGACATTTCCTCATCAAAACCAACCGCAGGCGACAGGAAGCGTCCGGCGCCGTACCCGGCAGCGGTTGCTGTACCTAATGCTATGGCACCGCCAGAACGCAACTTCCCGGCCATCTGCTGTGCGCCCTCGTAACGTTTACGAGCCTGCGTGACCGCAGCAAGTTGCCGTTTTTCCCGTTCAAGGGATTGGTTATATTGTTCTGTGCGGCGTATAGCGTTACTGATGGTGGCGCTACTACCGGAAAGCATGACGCCATGCTGGCGCAGAGCTGATGCACTCTCACGGAGGCGGGCCACTTCCGTCACGCGTTTTGCGGTCAATCGATCGAGCCGCTCACCCAGTCGGGACATCAGTGTTTGCTGTTTTTCCGTCAGCGTCCCGTTTTTACGCTGCGCTTCTGACAAGCCATCAAAGCGGGCACGGGCACGTGAGATGGAACGGTCAGTTTTGCCGACGGCCGCGGTCATTCGCTGAAAAGTGGCACTGCTCTTATCGAGCCCTTTCAGGGTAGATTGTGTTTTTCTGAGGGAGTCGGAAAGGCCGCCCGCACTCTGGCGGGCAGCATTAACGGGGCGGGTAAATCTGTCGATAGCGCTGAAAGCAACGCGGATATCAAGACTCTTCATCACTGGCACCACTTCGAAGCGCCGCCCGCTTGCGCCAGGCTATCACCTCGCCAAGATCCATGCCGAAAACTTCAGAGGGCGGCCAGTTAAAAATAACGGCAATATCAGCAACCAGATCGTCGATCTGGTCAAACGCAACGGTGATTACTCGCTCTCCGTCTCCGCCACGTTCGACGCTCCAGGCTCCGGCGGATTCAAGAAAGGGACCAGAAGCTCTGCCAGCCCGATAAAGTCCAGAGTGTGCATTTCGTTGATTTCTTTTTGTGTCAGCGCAGGCGCGGTGACTCGCGTCAACAGCGTGGCAATTGAGTCTGCATCCATATTGGCAACGCGGATAAGATTCAGGCCGCGCAGCGATCCGGCCTGACTGATGGCGCCGGTGATTTCCACCTGACCGATCTCACTGTCTTTACGAACTACCGGCTGCATCAGCGTGAACAGGTTTTTAGTTTTTTTAGCCATGTTTAAAATCTCCGGGCGGCATCTTTGCCACCCTCTGAAAGGTTATCAATTGCCCATGCCAAGGGCAGAGGTGATGCGGTCCGGGAACATGTTCTGACCGTTCTTTTTGTAGATGAAATTCAGCAGATCGATTTCGATAATGGGCTGATCATCTATGGAGAATTTGTAGTAGGTGGATTTAAAGGTGTAGCTTTCCTCCGTGTCTTCTCCCTGTTTTGAGTCTCCACCGTCGAGGTCAGTAAATCGCCCGCGCAGCTCTACCTCAACAAGCTGGCTTTCGCCATCAGTGAAATATTCACCCGCAAAGCGCAGCCGCGTGCCGTCAATTTCTGCTCCGTATTCGAGAAACAGTGCTTTGATGACACCACCAAATACAATGGTGGAATCCAGCGCGCCAGCCTCAAGGCCGAGATCAACACCGACTGCACCCAGCATGCCACCGCCCTGATAGTCCTCTATCTTTCGTGACAGTTTGGGGCGAGTGAATGAGGTCACTTTTCCCAGATAGTTGTCGCCGTTAACAAAGCAGCTAAAAAGCCGCAGTTTGTGAGGAACAGCCATTATTCACCCCCGAGCGACGCGAACGTCGGTTCGTAAAAATCATCAGTAAAGGTCTGGTATAGCGTCAGATCTTCAAGCGGCGGGACCGGGCTGTAGCTATAGCGCACAATCAGTTTTCCCTGGCGCAAATCCGTGGTGCCGTTGTCCAGCGTGTCATACCAGCAGTCAGCGCCGATAAGCTGGCCGGCAGTGACTTTTTTGCTGAGCGCAGAGCGGATGCCGCTTACCACATCTTTCACGTTGGCCGGAGTGAGCGGGCTGTCAACAGAGGTAAATTGCGCCTCCGCGATACTGTCCGCCAGGATCTGCGCGGTACGGGTGAACACCTCGAAAGTGTAGGTTTCGGTATCCGTGGTGCGGTTGCCCCAGAAGCGGAAACCGTCACGCTTGATAAGCGTTGTGATTTCGTTGTTGTTCAGCTCGTTGGCGTCGCTGTCTTCTGCCTGCAATGCCCAGAACACATCCTTCGAAATACCGAGAACGTTATTCACCACTACGTTGGACAGCGATTTATGCCAGCCCTGGCTGTTATCAATAGCAGCGCGAAGGCCGCAGGCGTAAGCCGGGGCGGGAAACGTTTCGTTATCATCCGTCAGGGGGTTATAAGCGATAAAGTCTGGCCAGATAAGCATAAGCTCGCGGTAAGCAAAGGTTTTGCGATAAGCGATAGCCTCCGCCATGGTCGCGCAGCCGTTGCAACCGGCATAAACAAAGGCGCGCAGATTCTGGGCAATCACGCAAAGTTGTGACGTTACCTCCTCGGTGTCGTAGTCCGGTACCGCCAGGATGCGCGGACGATAGCCGGTTTTGGCTTCCGCCGTAAGCAGGGCATACATTCCCGTATAGCTGTCGCCATCTGTTCCGCCAATAACGGCCTGGGACTGGCTGGCGCCGTTACCGGAAGCCTCTTTAACCCGGACAATCACAACGCGCGGGCTGCACTGATCGGAAATGGCTTTAAGGGTTTTGTAAAGTGACCCGGTTTTACCTGCCTTGCCGAGGACGTTACGTACCCGTGTCAGCAGAACCGGCGTATTGAGCGGGAAAGTTTCCGGATCGGCGTCATCAGCAACCGCAACAATACCGATTACGCTGGAATCAATGTCATTGATTGCCTGCTGTAGGTCGGTATTTTCGCGAGAGCGGACGCCGTGAAAACGAGTTTCAGACATAAGTTCACCATCATGTTGCTCTTTGAGTTCAGGGCAATATTCAACGTTAAGTCTGCTGGCGTCGCCTGGTTGCCGGTCTGCCCGTTCGCTGACAACAAAAAGGGATTCAGCCCCGCGCGCGGGCATGGAATCATCAGCAAAAAACGGGGGAGTTATGTCGATAGCAGACACGCTAACAACAGCAGCCGAAGCGTATGTAGAAAAATTAAGTGAGGTCGTAAAGACGCCAGATTTTAGTATTACGTTGGGTGGTGTAGCCCTAACCGAACTGGCCGACCGCATCACCTCGCTATCTGTGACAGATAACAACGGTTTTGATGCTGACCAGCTAACCCTGTCAGTAGATGACTCTGATGGGGTAACAGATTTACCCCCACGTGGTGCGGAGCTGGCGGTGTCCATCGGCTGGCTGGGTGAGGCGTTGATCTACAAAGGTCTCTACACCGTTGACGAGGTGGGGCATAGCGGGCCGCCGGATGTTATCGACATCACCGCGCACAGCGCTGATTTTCGCGAAGAGATGAACGTTAGGCGGGAGGTGTCCTGGCATGATGTGACGGTAGAGCGGGTGGTATCGGCCATAGCCCGGCGTTATGACCTGAAGCCGATGATTAGCGAGTCCCTGATTGACATTGAGATCGACCATGCGGATCAGACCGAAGAGAGCGACATGTCGTTTTTAACGCGCATGGCGGAGATGTTGGGGGCCATTGCCACCGTGAAAAATGGCTGTCTGCTGTTTATCCTGCCTGGGGGAGGCGTCAGTGCATCCGGTAGGGCGCTGCCATCGGCTGAAATAACCCGTGCCAGCGGAGATCGTCACAGGTTCCGCATTGCCGATCGTGATGCTTACACTGGTGTGCGGGCGTACTGGCTGGATCTTAATTTCGGCAAGAAAAAACCGGTCAAGGTCACTAAGCGCAAAACAAATACTGCCAGAAAAAAGGCTAAGGAGAAAAGCAGTCGGCCGGAGGGGGATTACATGGAAGGCGCTGAAGGTAACGTGTATGTTTTGCGTAAAACTTATCAGAACGAAACGGCGGCCAGGCGCGCAGCTGCGGCAAAATGGATACAGCTCCAGAAAGGCGCGGCGCAGTTTTCGATAACCCTGGCGCGTGGCCGCGCCGATTTATACCCTGGTATGCATCTGAACGTGTCGGGCTTTAAGACTGAAATCGATACTCAGGATTGGATCATTGCCAGAGCGGAACATGTGATAGATGATAACGGATTTACCACGAAAATGGAGCTTGAGGCGAAAATAAGCGACTGGATTGCAGAAACTGAACAGTAGCGGCCATAATAGGCGTGAGTTCAACTCCCTATGGGAGATCATCATGTTTGTTTGTCCCTACTGCGGCGCAAACGCCCGTACCCGCACCAGCCGCCGGTTAAGCGAGTTCACCATCCGGCAATATCATCAATGCCAGAATCTTGAATGCAGTGAGTCATTCACGACACTTAACACCGTAGAGCGCAGAGTAACGAAGCGCTCAACCAGCGCAGATCCATTGCCGCCAGGATTCATCCCCGGCGACGCTTTCCCGGCTTCTCATTACGGGAACAGTCAACTTAGTCTTGCAGTATAAAAATAGCCCCCTGGAAAGGGGGCTATTCTTGTCAATGTGGTCGATATGTGGACACTTTTGAAATAAATCCTTTTATTTCAATTTATTAAATCCCAAAAAAAAGCCCCGTCGGGGGCGACGGGGAAAAACTCATTGATTATGGAATGATCTGTTCTCTGGTCAGTTCGAGAACAGGGCTACTCTACGGGGGAAAAGTGCAGGCAAGATGGAGAAAACGTGGAGATTCAGGCTAAAATCCCCGGGCATTCAGGAAAGGGAGGAACAATGAAAAAGCTACTGGCTATTCTGCCACTGTTATTAGCCGGCTGTACCCAGCCGCAGCCCACTGCGCCGACGAAAACCATCGGCATGCCCAACCCCGCGGCGGTATACTGTCAGCAATCAGGCGGCACCCGGGTGCCGGTGCAAACGCCGCAGGGCGTCAGCACCCAGTGCAAACTACCCAGCGGCGAAACTCTCGACGAGTGGGCGCTGTGGCGCCGGGATCATCCGGCTAAATCGTAACCGGCAGGGCCGCCAGCCAGGCGGCCAACACCCGGGCATGATTCTGCTCGGTGTTCTTCGCAGCGTACAGCAGCGTCAGCGGCTGGCGTTGCGCCAGCGCCGCCAGCCGCAGGCCCGTTTCGCGATGGGCGTCGAGCTCCTGACGATAGCGCTGGCTGAAGTGGGCGAAATCGATCGCCTCGCCGTGAAAGGCTTTGCGCAGCTCAGCGGAAGGCGTTAACTCCTTACACCACTCATCACAGGCCAGCGCCTCTTTTTTAATCCCCCGCGGCCAGAGACGGTCGACCAGCACCCGATAGCCGTCGCTGCTTTCCTGCGGGTCATACACCCGTTTACACTGAATCAT